AAACGATTGCAGCCAATCTAAAGCCCTACGCTGAAGCACAGGCACGAGAAATTGAAAGGAACGATTGATGGCAAGCTCTTACAACGATGTTCGCAGCACGATCGAAGGAAGGATTGCCACCGAAATGGCTGAATCACCTTCATATCCTGTCAGCTATCAAAATGTTCCTTATACGCCACCAAATGACTCAACATGGGTGAGCACTTCTGTTCGCTTCGGTGATAACAATTACGCGACACTTTTAGGCCCTTCGACAGGTCTCAACCGTCAGGTCGGAACTTTGACCGTAAATGTATATTCACCGATCGGAGTTGGCCCTGGCGCAAACCTAGTCATTGCAGAGCGTCTGAAGGATTTATTCGATAGACAAACAGTTAATGGCATAATTTTCAATCCTGCATCAGGTCCACGCCAAGTTTTGCCAGCCTCACCAGAGGGTTATTTCCAGACTCAAACTACCATCACGTTTGAAGCCTACGTAGAATAAAGCGAAGCCACTACCGTTCAAACATCATGGCTACTGTTCTGTCCGGTACGTCCGGCGCTCTTTATTACAAACCTGCTGGCACTGACGCTGATCAGCTCGCAGCATCTGCCTTTCCTTCTTCTGGCAGTGACATCACTGTTGGAACTTATCTGGGTTTTCAGGTTGATGATCCTGTCACTTTGACTTACCCTGCTGCAGCCACTACCACTGGTGCAATTGCCGCTGGTGATTATTTTGTGTTGACCTATAACGCCAGCACTGGTGTTATGACTGTCAGCTCTACGGTTGGCGGCTCTGCTGAAACTGCAAGTGCTGCACCTACCGGCTTTGGAGGTGCTTTTGCAAGCATTAGCTATACAAACTTTGAAGCTGTCGGAGATGTCCGCGAATGGTCGTTTGAGATTACTCGCGACGAAATTGACGTGACCACGATCGGTCAAACCTTGGGTCAGTATGCACCGTTTAAGACCTACATCACTGGCTTCGCTGATGGTGAAGGTTCGGCAACGATCTACACCACCGATGATGATACTTCGATTGCCTCTCGTTTGGTCGAGGATGTGATCCAGCGTCAGCAAAACGGCGTACAGTTCAAGCTGTATATTGATCGCGTGTTGTCTTCTGGTTCGGTCGATAACACCACCAGCCGCAGCATTGAAATGGAGGCTGTGCTGACTTCAGCCAGCTTTACCGTCAATCCTGACGATGCGCAGCAAATTGAAGTTGCGTTCCGTCCTTCTGCGGTTCCTACCTTCGACTTCAGCAAGTCCTGACCATCAAATTAAACAATCAACCCCTGGCCTTGTGCTGGGGGTTTTTTGTGCGTATTATTCATTTAGTTATTGGTTTTTTCATGCCAGCTGCATCCGCAAGTCTTCGCGCTTTGGATCGTCTCAAAAAGGCAGCAAACCTTGTGCCAATTAAGCGCATTGTGACGCTGAGCAACGGTGATGAATTTGAATTTTGGAGCACTCCGCTAACGATGGCGGAACGTGAAAAAGCGCAAAAACAGGCGAACAGCGATGATGCTACGCAATTTGCATTGCAGTTGCTTGTTGCTAAAGCACAAGACGAAAACGGTCAGCGTTTATTTGCTCAAGGTCAGATTGCTGAGCTGAAGAATGATGTACGAGATGAAGACTTGCAAGCCTTGATGGTTGCATTGATTACAGGCGAAGGCAATGTTACGGAGGAAGAAGCAAAAAACTAACTAAATGCGTCAAGAATGATTATCCGCTAAGGATGATGATGCGTGTAGCTCGTGACCTGGGCTACACGTTGTCTGAATTGACGCAGCGCATGTCACGCGAAGAGATGCAGCTTTGGGTTTTACTGTATGAAGTAGAAGCAAAAGAGCAACAAGACGCGATGAGGAAAGCTAAGCGCCGGTAGAATTGAAGCACGATTAGGTCGATGCTCGTGGCTGTTGTTGCTGCTGTTCAGGTAAGAGTTGATGCTAAGAATGCACAGCAGCAGCTTCAGAGACTCAGTCAAACATCGAGCAAGCTGAACGGTGGATTCAAAACTGCCTCTACAGGCGCCCAAGGGTTAGGAGCCGCAATTAAAGGCGCATTGGCGCCAATCATTGCAGTTTCTACTGCGGTTGCTGGACTAAAAAAAAGTTTAGATACAGCGTTTGCCCGTGGTGTGGCCGAAAAAAGGCTGCAAAATCTAACAGGATCTGCGCAAGAATACGAAACGGCGCTAGCGCTTGCGGCGCAATCATCCGAGAAATTTGGCATTTCTCAGACTCAAGCTACACAATCATTGGCGGATGTTTTTTCGCGATTGAAAGGCGTTGGTTTCGGCTTGAAAGAAACGTCTCAAATTTATGACGGTTTTAACGTTATTGCCAAAGAGTCAGGTTTAGCAGGTGATGCTGCTGCAAGTGCATTTTTCCAGCTAAGCCAAGCGCTTGGTAAGGGCACGCTTAATGGCGATGAATTTGTGACTGTGTCTGAGCAGATGCCTCAACTGCTGGACAAGATCGCACAGACAACAGGCCGCAGCCGTGGCGAATTAAAGGAAATGGCGGCTGATGGAGAGATCACTAGCAAAGTTCTTTATGACGCATTATCCGGTGCCGCTGATGCGTCTGGCGACTTAAATAAAAAGCTTACTGACTCACAAAAAGCCTTTAATAGTTTGACAAAAATTTCGGATGAATTATTTAATACGCTTGGCAAAGTGTTCGCACCAGTTGTGATTAAAGGTGCTGAAGCACTTGCCTGGGCCGGTCAAAAAATTGCTGATTGGTGGGATTATTTGGCAAATCGTGTTCTCCCTAAAGCCTTAAAAATCTTAGAGCCTTTAATCCAAGAGATGCAATCAATATGGGACTCTATTCCTTGGAATGATCTACTTACAGTTATACAGAACATTTACTTGCTGGGTATTCAAACGATACTCGAAGGCTTGAAAATACTTGTGCCGATTCTGGTGTCAATCGTCCAAAAAGTCAAAGAAATTGCAGATAGTCCTGCCTTTAAATTTGTTGCAGAACAGGTAGGAAATGTTTTTAACGCTCTTGGTTTGACGAATAATCGCGTAGGCGAATTTAATAATCAACAGAAAGAAGGCGTTAAACAAGCCGCAAGTCTTAGGGACAAGTTTAGTAGCTTGCCTGAAGATGCAAGCAAAGCAACTGAAAAGCTAAAGCAATTTGTTGAATCAGCAAAGCAAGGTGTTGAAGCTCTTGAGGCGCAAAAGCGTAATGTCCAAGATCAAGAAGAAGCCTATAAAAGCTCAATGAGTGTTGTCGACGCCCGTTTAAATGCAGAGAGCCAAATCAATAGTTTGCAGAATCAGCAGCTTGAGCGTGCTTACGAACTAGCAGGCTCTTCGCAGCAACGCCTAGAAATTGCCAAGCAAATTTATCAAAACGAGATTGAAGGTGCCAAGCTTGCTTATCAGACAACGCTAAATCAAATTGAAGCTGAGCGAAACGCGCTTGAATTTAAGCGTCAAGGCGCGGTGATTGATGGGCAAATCCTTAAGGCTCGCGGAGAGATTTTAATAGCAGAAAAACAAAGCGTGGAAGCAAAGAAAGCTGCACAGGCAGAGGTGCAAAAAGCTTTAAATTCGCAAATGCAAGCTGTTCGCTTAATTGACAATCAAATTAAATCTCAGGCTGAGGTTGCTGTTTATCAAAAGCAAGCCGCAGAGGCGCAATTCAAATCGGCGGAGCTAACTGCAAGACAAAACCTTGAGCAAAAGCTTGTAAGTGAAGAGATTGGATTAACCCAATCGCAAGCTGTTAATTTATCAAACAAGTTGTCTGAGGGCGTGACAAATAGTCAAAATTTAAGCACCGGAATGGGGCAAGTAAAGAATAATACCGAGCAAACAGGAACAATGATGATTCGTGTTGCTACCGAAGCTGATCGAGCTGCAACGAGTATTGCAAGGGCGGCTGCTGCGCAACGAAGTTTAAATGCAGCAAAAGCTCAAGGCGGTGGAGGTGGCGGCGCTCAAGGCGCTGCAAATGGTGCTTATTGGCCTGGTGGCTTCCAAGCTTTTGCCAAAGGCGGAATGGTTACAGGCCCGACGCTAGGCCTGATCGGTGAAGGTGGTGAACCTGAATACATCATCCCTCAAAGTAAAGCCGCAGGCTTCGCTGCAAATTATTTGAGCGGTCAACGTGGAGCGGGTGCCATTCCTGCTTTTGCTGATGGTGGCTACGTGGCACCATCAAGCGCCAGCGTTAACATCCAAACGGGTCCGGTAACTCAAATGAATGGCACAAATTACGTGACCACTCAAGATTTATCACGTGCGGTGCAAGCCGGTGTCAATCAAACATTAGATTTAATCCGGCGTGACAGTAGCATTCGCACCAGTCTCGGGATGGTTTGATGGCAAATTACGATATTCTCTGTTTCCTTGAGTATTACGCCGACCGCACCAGCGTTTTGGATGGTTCAGGCAATCGTGCACCTTCAAACCAATGGCAAAATTTCTATCAAGATCCGCAGAGCCTTAGCGTTGATTCTGAAGCTACGGGAACATATTCTTATTTAGCTTTTGATGTTGATGGCTTTGGGTCTAGCGAAGGCGGCGAGATCGATGATCTATCAATTTCTATTGCAGCAACTGGCCAAATCATTGACATTACCGACGTAGCAATGTCGGCTGATAATTTGATCATCGCGTCTTTGTACGTGCAGGACGTTGGAGCAAATAGTTTCGACGCTTCAAGTGCTCAATTGATCAGCCGTTACTATGGCGCAATTTCTGGCGCGTCTGTTAGCGATGAATCCGTAAGCTGGACTGTGAACCCAGCGATCAATAAAATCAAGGCACAGGTGCCTTTCCGAGTAATCGACACTGACTTGATTGGGAGATTCGACGTTCCATGACCATTTCTGCAGGTTTTCCTCGTTCTAAAAAAATCGGCGCGACTCCGCAAGGCAAAACTGGTGCGCGGCAATCAAAAGCAAATCAAGACCGTGCGCCGGAGAATAGTAAGGCGCCGTCTGGGAATTTAGACAAAAATCAAAGGATTGGCCAAGCTGGTGAAACGGTGCCAATTGTTTTTGCAAAGCGTGTGAACGATAAAGGCGGGGTTTGGGTTGCGCCGCCTTTGTTGAAAACTGGTTCAAGAGATTTTGTACCTAGCCTTTTGTTTTCAATTAGTCAAGGCAAAATTGCCAGCACACCAGACCCAATTAATTTATGGTCAGGTTTGAACAATCAAAAACTAAGAATTGATTCTTCGATGACATTGAGTCATGTTTATAAAACCAATGCTGAGTTAATCGCCACTCCGGTATGTCCTATTGGCGGAGATGGCTTGTATTGCGGGGTTGATAGTTTTTCTTATTTGGAGCCTGTAGTGCTAGGTGAGTCAGCAGGCCAAAAAACAAGAGTGCGTCTGCCAGCACGTCGAGATTTCTACTTTGGGGTTAGAACAATTACAAGAGGCACGGGAGACACCGATAATTCGGTTTTTTATGCTATTTCAAAGTATTTCGACAACAGCACTGGCAACGATGTGACTTCAGCGTATGAAGCCGCTTTAGGTTTAACTCCTGGTACGCTATATGTCTACAATCTTGATTTATCAAGCCCACCGCAACCGGTGCAAGTTGATGGGATAGTAGATCTTATCGGAAGCCTAGGATATGTTGCCCCAACTACAGTTTTTAGCGCTATTGGTGATGGGTCAGGTGATTTTACTCAAGAAATAGAAACTAAATCTATTCAGTTTCAATATGATCTAAATAATCCAGCGGATGTACCATACGCCCTAACAGGCGTTCAGCGTGAAATTGTTGCAAGCATTTACGCCAACCCAGACACCTCTACAATTACTGATTTCACAAATTATGCAGACATTACGTTTTTGAAAGTTATTGGCAATTTGTTTGGTGAGCCTGAATCTGGATCAATGCCACCCGACGCCAAACAAGCCTATATCTTCTACGAAGAAGGGATAGAGGTTAATTTATATAGCGCTGGGCTTTCTGGCGGCAGCTATACCGTCGGCGCTAGCAACCAATTGGTTGACTTGGCAATGCACCTGTTTAAGTTATTGAAGCGAGTTGATGGGGCAAATACGGCAGACATTGCTGCGCCAATGAACATTAGCAACATGCAGGCAATTGCTGCTTTTTGCACAAACTATGATCTTTTATTCAATGGAGTTATTTCAGCACGTGTCAACGTGGTGGATTATTTGGTTTCGCTAGCCCCGTGCTTTTTGCTTTCTTTTGTAAGCCTTGGCGGGCAGTATCAGTTCCGTTCGCTGTTGCCGCTAAATGGCAGCAATCAAATTAATGTTGCAGGGTTGACGCCTGCAGCGACTTTCACCGAAGCGGACATCTTGCCAGGATCATTTCAAAAATCTTATTTAGCATCAGATGAGCGCCGTGATTTCATCGCCAGTGTTGCTTACAGAGATGCGCAAAATAAAAGCATCGGCACTGAGCGAACAGTCAAAGTGCGCTACAGCACGGCAGATGCTGATGCTCCGGTTGAGCAATTTGATTTAACAGAGTTTTGCGCAATTCGAGATCATGCGATCATTTTTGCAAAACATGAGTTAGCGCGCCGCAAACACTCAACCCATTCAGTCTCATTTCAAACACCATTGCTAACAACAGGTTTGGCGCCAACTGATGTAGTTAAAATTCAAAGACAACGCAAAAACAGCGTCGGAGACGATCGCACCGAAACGGAATGGTATCAGGTCACAAAAATCAATCATTCAAGCGCTGGGGTTTCGACCATTGAAGCAGTGCATTTTCCGGTCAACGGCAGCAATGCCTCATTGATTAGTGATGATGTGCTTAATGGAACCTATACCGTGAACTGATGGCTGATTTTCCTTCGCTCACGCCTAATGCTCGATCGTTGTCGTTAGGCAATTATCCACAAGAGGAATATGTTGGGCCTAGTGGTGTTGGTGTTCGTTTCTTGTATAACGAAACCAAGCGAATTGCACAGGTGCTGACGCTTACATTTAATGCTCTCACCGAAGCACAAGCTAATTCAATTACTGATCATTATTCAGAGCAGCAAGGCACGTTGATTCCGTTTGATCTGCCAGCAACGGTTTGGACTGGTTACTCTTCTGTGCCAATCAGTGCTTCTGATTATCAATGGAGATACGCCGGTAGCTTTACGGTTGATCGTGCGCAGATGGTTGGTCGATTTAACATAGAGGTAACACTAGAAAGCGTTGTGGTGTAGGCATGAGCTTCTTTCCTGCGCTAGCACCTAGCAGCCGTGTTTATACGCCAGGAGACGTGCCATCAGCGCGTCAGCAAGCGTTGAGCGGTGCAGTTACGGGCTATCGGCTAGGCAACCGTAAGATTGCGCAGACTTTGCAATTGGTGTTCTCGCATCTTGTCGAATCCGACATGGATTTGATCAAGGCGCATTTTATTGATCGCAAAGGCACCTTTGACATTTTTTATTTGCCAGCTGAAATCTGGGGTGATTATGCGGGCAAGCCGCCAGTGTCTTTGCTCAGTAACTTTGCTTGGCGATACGTTGCAGAACCGACGATCACAGATGTTTCTTATGATCGCTTCACCGTTGAGCTCGATCTTCAAGCGATACCGATCAACACCGGAGATTTGGTGTTCGATGGATTAACTGCTAGCGCAACTCCTGCCAGAACTTACACTTTGGAAGCAGGCGGAGCCAGTGCTACACCGGCCCGTGATTACTTGATCATTCCAACTGGAGCAGCATGAGCATTACACTTTCCGCACTGCAGAAGCAGCGTACTGACACCGCTGCAAACTGGACTGCGAACAATCCAACACTTTTGTCTGGTGAATTGGGTTTTGAGTCTGATACAGGCAAGGCGAAGTTAGGTGATGGCAGTACGGCATGGACCAGCCTGAGTTATTTAGGTTTGATCGATAGCAGCGGTGAGTATCCGTTGAGTCAGTTGCTGTTGCCTTTGGGTAGCGCATCTGCGCCATCGCTGACTTTTACCGGCGATGAAAACACTGGCATTTATTCCCCTGGAGCGAACCAAGTAGCCATCTCGACTAATGGCACTCAGCGAGTAACTATTAATGCCGCCGGCAGGTTGCTGGTTGGAACGGCTAGTGCGCTTGATACAACAGGTATCACCCCCAATATCCAGTCGGCTGATGCAGGCAATAGTGCTGGTTTTGGTGCTTTTAGATATTCCGATAATGCCCCTGGTCCGATTATTCATTTCTTCAAATCAAGGGGTACAAGCGTAGGAACGAATACGATTGTTCAAGCAAACGACGTGCTTGGCGAGATTCGATTTACTGGGGCTGATGGAACCAACGAAATACTTGGTGCACAAATCAAATGCGAAGTAGACGGCACCCCCGGTCAAACAGCAGGCACATTTGTAGTCGGAATTGAATACCGAATCCTCACCACAGGCACCACTGACTTCACCTTAATTGGTGCTGCTGATAGTAACCCTGGAACAGTCTTTACTGCTACAGATGTAGGTACTGGTACGGGCACCGCCATTCGTATAGCGGG